CAGTTGGTGGCGGTGGTGAAAATTCAAAATCTGGGTCTGGTGAAGTATATCCAGACCAACTAGGTGTTCCACTAGATGGGTATTCGTAGTCTACATTTTGATAGCTCCATGAATCAGTAGCTTCATCATATGTTAATTTTAAATTTGTTCCAGTTGTCATTTTCTATTATTAAGTTGTTCCCGTAGTGCCAGTAGCTCTCGAAGAGAAGCCAGTTTCCCCTGCTTGCGGTACACCTCCAACTCCGATGTTGCCACCTCCAACGCCAGTTGGGTCGTTTGGATTTGCCCCCGCAGGTGCTCCTCCAGTTTGGGCCACATTGGATTGTTGACCAGTGCCTTCAGTTGTTGTATTTCCATTTGCCATCCCCATTATTTTTGCAAAAATTGCCGCCCGTTCTGGGTCGTTAATTAATTTTTCTGGTTCTATATCAAGTGACTTTGCTATTTCTGCTAACACAGAATGCCATTTAACAAATGGTGCAAGGTTTTGATTAGAAGCAGTTTGTAAGAAAGTCATCAATCGTTGAGACCTTACTTCTTTTTGCATTAATGACGAAGTACCTCGTGCTTTCACATCTAGGTCGCCTCGAATTTCTGGGGTATCCTCATTAAATTGCATATTCCAAGCAAACATAGATTCGCCTAGAGGTCGTAATAAATAATCATCAATATTCTTTACTACAGTTTTTATACTAAGAGCCGCCGCTCCCATTAACATAGACATACCCGCCGCAGTTCTTGTTGTAGACTGCACACCTGTCGTTCCATGTGAATAAGATGGTATGCCTGTAGATTCATCAGCTAATTGCCTAAATCTATCAAACATCATTAAATTTTCATTTGCTGTATTAGGAAACTTAACACCGTGAATAGATTGTCCGGGTTGTCCGCTTTGTCTTCTAAATATTTTACCGGGAAATACTTTCATATCTTGACCCGGTACTAACATAGTTTCATCTACATCAAATACTAAATTGCCTGCTAAAGCTAAATTATCAATAGCCATTCTTGCATGACCATTCATAATTGTTTGTGCATCATCCATATTTTCTGGAATGCCTACACCAAAGAATTGATAAGGATTAATTTCATATGGACAAACCATATAAGGTAATCTTGCAGGAGTAAATGGATTAATTACTAGTCGTAATATTTTACCGTTACATACCCAACAATTTACAGAAACTTCATCAAGTTCATCCATATCTTCTGTTATTTCTAAACCTGCTCGTTCTGCTAATTCTTTATCTAAATATCCCCAAAATTCTAAAATTTCGTATCTATTTTTATCAAACTCATCAGTTGTTTCTCTATCAAGTAAAGAACTTTCATACCCTCGAGCTTCATAATTCGACCCCATAGCTAGGGATTCTCTTATAGCATTTTCTCTAAAGAAAGGTCTATTTATTAAATCTCTAACTTGAGTTTTTGTATAATTATGCCTTTCTATTACATAATCAGCATCTTCCATAGTTACTGCATCTGGGTCTGGATAAAAATCCCAACACGATACAGCTTCAATTTTAGGAACTAATTTTGATTTAGGAGTATAAAGATTTTCTCCTGTTTCTCCGTCTTTTTCCCATTTATGTGATATTTTATCATAACTAAATGGGCCTTTGACAATACCTGTTCCAAGTAATGCCATTTCAAATAAAGAATGTCTAAATACAGATGTAGCACTTGATTCACCTAATTGGTCATGAATAAGCCTTTCCATATTTCTTGCTGATATTTCTGCAGGATTAATTTGAGGCTCTGCTCTTGAATCTTTTGAAGGGCCTTCTGTAAAATCAATACCCTCATATTCTTTCTTTAATCCTCCTAATATAGAATCAAATGTAGACCCCGGTTCTAAGTCATTACCATCTCCCGGAAACCCATAAGGGCTTTGCACTTCCGGTTCTTTAGTTGATTGTTTAGATTTAGAAACGTGAGCATACTCTACAATATCTTCTGGTATAATTGTAGGGTCAATACCTAATGGAAATTTTCCACTAGAAAATAATACTTCAGTAATCTGACCATACGCCGCCATTACTTTAGTTTTTGTTATTTTAACAAATACTTTTGATTTTTCGCTTTCAGTAAATTGCATATCATTACCATAGATACCTCTATAGTTTCTATACGCTCTTAACCAACGCTGTTCATCAAATTGGCGAGCATTTTCAGACGATTGAAATTTAGCTTTAATAGTTCCTGCTAAATTATTATATTCGTCATCTTCTTTGGTATCTCCCAAAGCTATGATTGAATCATCAATTGCCATTATTAGCTATTATGTGAGCCGTGCTTAATCTTTTCTTTTGACCATGATGCTAATGCACCTTTAGATACTTTACCTCCTGCATCAGAGAACTCCCCTTGCTTATATTTTTTCATCATAGAAGCTTGTGGTTTTTCTTTTGATGGCATTCCGTATGTATCACCCATTTCACCGTGTTTGTATTTCTTCATAATTGGTTGTGGCATTTTTTCCTCCTAATAATCCCGTTCATCAGCCATCTTATTAAAAGATGGTTCGACCCTACTTCCCGTTTTTGTCGGAAAAGTATCTGGTCTAGTTTCTCTATTAGAATGAATACTCAAATCTAATTTTTTACCTTTAGGTTTATCTTTTGAATAATCCGCACCAAGGTCACCTTGTTTGTATTTTGTTAATACTGGTTGTGGCATTTAGCCCTCCTTAATTTTCTCTTTTAAGAAATCCATTAATTTTGGATTATCTACAAATATTGTTGTTAAACCATTAGCTAAACCATTAACTACTAGTTCCTCTACTTTCTCCTCTAAATCCATATTCCATTGATATATTATTGCATGTAAACATTCATGAATTATAGTATTAGCATGAGAAACTCCTTTTTCTTCGGCTGTAAAACCGATAATACCTTCTTTAGCAAAAAACTGTCCTTGTGCTTCATTTGCACTGGCAACAGTTTGTTTCCATTCTTCTAACTTATAATCTCTATACCCTATTTTAATCTTATCTGGTACTTGCATTAATACCCAAATACTCTATCTGCAGGTTTGAAATGTTTTTCTTTTTGTGACTGTATAAAACTTTCATTCTGATAACTGTTAGGATGTAAAGGTCTTGACATTGCACCATAACGCAAAGCATCATATGCATGGTCTTCAACATTTGTATCCACATCTTCTGGATTATTTTTATCTACTGGAAGAAGGGGTAATGTTCGTATTAAATTTTTACAAGTATTAAATATTCTTAAAGAGGGTTCTTCTGTTTTTTCATTTATAGTAAATCGTTTATGCAATTCTAATTTTCCATTAATACGACTTCGTGGTGACCTATCTGATGGTCTCCATTTACAACCTTCTATAATCATAGTCTCTGCTATACTAGGCCCTACATCTCCTCGTTTAGCCCATGTAGAAGAATCGAGTACACCGTATCTTATATATTCTCCACGTTCTGCTTCTAATACTTTTTTAGCAAAAATATCTGCTGTTAATCTCTGTACATATAATTCTCTATAAACCCATAAATTATTATCAAAATCAATAGCAATCCATAAGCAACACGCATAAGAAGAGTAGCCCCAGTCACAAGTACGAAACCTATGCCAGTTACGAGGTATTTCAAAAGGTTCTGAAATATGCCTAATAGGGTCAAATTCTGGAAATGCAGAATTTTCAAATGCACTCCAATCTCCATCTAAGAATTGTTTACGTTGTATTTCTGGTAAAGATGATAGCATAATAAGATAATCATCTGTTTGCATAAGATAAGGATTATCTTGAAGTTTAGCAGGTATAAATCTTCTTGTGATTTTTTTCTGACCTGCTACTGTATCAACAATAACATCAAAAGGTTTACCCGGTTCTTCCGGGTCAATAAACATATCTTTTACCCATCCGGAACCTACGTTACCGGGGTTACCTGTTGAACGCATATATACAGGTATTTCTGGGTCTACACTTCTTAGGGAGGAACGCAAAAAGTTGTAAATCTCTGGAGTAGGATATTGAGGTAATTCGTCAATACCTATCCATGTATATGATTGACCTTGATAACGAAGAACATCAGTTAAATTTTCTGCGTAACCAAATTCAATTCTAGCACCAGATGGAAATCGCCATTCTTTTTCTTGCTCTCTCCATTTAGCATTAGGGAATGCTTGTGAATATAATCGTTGGGAATGATTAATCATATCCCGTAGCTCCGGCATAGAACGTCTAATTAATAGTGCCCTATGATGTTGCTTATCACAATATCTAAGTGGGTCAATAAGCATGGCATAAGATTTACCACCACCTCTTGCTCCACCATAAAATACTTCTTTTTCTGATGCGGCTAGAAAATTTGTCTGTGGGCCTTTATTTGGCTCAAAGATAATATTTTCTTTGACATGTTCTTGTATATTTGGACTAAGGGTTTTTATATTATCGGCTGTAAGAACAGTAGACTCTTTTCCTTTTAATGCTTCATCAGTTTTTAATATGTTTTCTTTTTTCTTTTTAGCATTATGAAACTCATTTTGAGCTTTAGCAATTTTTTTATTTTGTTCTCGTATAGTTCGTTGAGCAGATATTTTTGCTTTTACAGCCGTACTATAGTTTCTGGTACCTTGAGACTCTCCTCTTTTTCTTCCGAGATTTGCTCTTGGCTTTGGTGGTTTGAGTTCTTCCATTTTACAAATATTTTTTTTAATCCAACATGACTAATAGGTCTTTGTGTTTTTTGTTTTAACCAATTAGCTACCTCTCTATAAGAGCAACTTTCTAAATATGCTATTGCTTGTTCTAATGCTTCTAGTTCTTCTGGTATAGGTTCTAGATAATCTGTATCATCTGCTAACCTATATCCAAAAGGTATTGTTCGTGCTTTACGCTTGATTAAGTTCATCTTTTGGTGGTAAAATAAATATACCATGAGCTACTTTGGCATTAACATCTACTTTCTCTCGTTTAACAAGACCAACTCTATCAAGAATTTGTTTTGCCGCCTCCATACGAATATTAGCTCCCGGAGTTGTTCCATCATCATCCAGTGCAGTAATTAAACCTTTTACAGCTTTTGCGGAATTAAATGCAAGAGAATACTCTGCTCTTTCCAGTATTTCATCTTTTAAAGCTTTAATAACTTTAGGATAAGAGCTAGGAGAGTATCCTGCTATTTCTCCTGCTTGTTTTGGATTACCTTTAGCTTCTCCAAACAATGCTTCAAGAAATTTCTCTTGTTGTTCTGTTAATTCTTTATCTTGTTTTTTTATTGGTAGCATCGGGTTTTGTAAATATTTTCCAAAAAGCTTCTGATAAACCATAAGGGTCATCATGTGGATATCCTAAATGATTTACTTTTCTTGGTCGGGGCTGTGGCTTTTTTATAACCACTGCCTTTTTTGTTTTGATTTTTCTCTTCGTTCCTTTGACCATTCTGGCATTTCCTTTATTAATCCTAATTTTTCTTTTGTATCTCGTTCCTTATAGCCCTGTTCTGCAGAAGATAAAATCTGTTCTCTTGCTTTATCTTCCCTACCACCTCTATCTGATATTGTTGCAATATTAGGAGCGGTAATAGCTAATTCTACAAAAGGGTCTCTACAAGGAAATTTTCGTTTGTGCAAAGGTAAATTTTCTGTAAAGTATTTTTTTGTTTTTTTATTATAATATTGATATGTTGGCATTATTTCTTTTTCTTTTCTTTTTTCTTTTCAATCATGTGCTTTAATCTAGCCTCTGCTATTTTTACTACTTTTGTTCCTAATACTTCTAAAGGTAATCCAAGTTGTCTTAAAAGACTTTTATTAGAAAGTTCTTTATTAAGTCTTTGTTCTATTTTAGAGCCAGTTGCATATCGTAATCTATTTTTTAATTTCTGGTCTGCAGTAGGTTTACCTCGTGTTTGTTTTCTAAGTTTTGATACCATTATATCTCCGATTTTATTTCCTCTTGATGGTCACAATCATTACAATGACAGTCAGTACTACAGCATACACTACCAGTAGCACAATGACAATCATGTCCACATATTTTACATGTTCCACAATCGTTTGGATTATTTTTCATTGTCCATCCGTATCTGTTACTATAGTATGCATTTGTTTCATACATTATTTCTTACCTGCCCTTTTATTTCTAGGAAAAGACCTATTAGTTCCTTTCGGTTTAACCTTTAAGTTTTTCCGGGAGTTATTCAACGGATTACCATCTTTATGGTCAACATCCATACCATTCTTACCAACTAATCTATTAGCCTTATTTCTTGATGCTCTTCTTTTCTTTTGAGCAGGCTTTCCTTGATATCTATCGTATTCTTGACGATAATTTCGTTTATAGTTAGGTGAACTAGGCACTATTAATACGCATATTTAGCTGTCTTAGACTTTTTGCCCTTTTCAGACTTCATTCCAAGTTTATCTTTAGACGCACCGGGTTTACCCGCTCTAGCTTTGATACCAGATTTGGCTTTAGCCTTAGTTTTTCCTAATTTTCCATACATTGGCATAATGGTTTACTCCTTAAATTATGTTTTTTATAAGTTTTTCCACAAATTGGTAGTCACTTTTTTGACTATATCTAAACTTATGAAACTCTTTAAAGCTTTTTTGTAGGCTTTCTTTATACTTTTGTTTATCTTCCATAGATTTTGCATTATAATATCCTTGACTTCCTTTAATTATGTTCTCTTTTAAGCTGAACAGGTTAGGCATTCTTCGTCTTCTGTGGTTTCCACATATTTCGCAGGATTTTTTAACCTGTTATTTTCCGCCCTAAGAGAAATTCTATCGTCATAGGCCTTATCTAGCTTTGAATACAAGTACTTATTCTTTTCTTTTAAACTCTCCACATCACTTTTAAGATGTTTTACTGTATCTGTTAATTCTGTAATCATAGTATTTTCTTGCATTTTCTTCTCCGCTAGGTAATTTTTGAATTAGGGTACCACAAGAGAAGCAATCTTCTCCATTGGTAGTCTTTAATTGTGGAACTCGTATTTACTGTGGTGAGTTCCCCTCCCACCAATGGAATTATGTATTAAATAAGGCGTATAGCCCTAATGGTTATTAAAGCGTGTGTGCTATGTTGCCAATTAAATAATACATATCACCTATTATAGCAATTGTCAACATTTTGTCAAGTCTTTTTTACAAATATTTACAAAATAATTTATTTTTTTCTTGACAAATTCTGTATGGAAGGTATAATAAAGTATCCCCTTTAGGGAGGCTCTATGTATACAGGATAGATGTATAATTTTTATAACTCAAGGATGTCGCCCAACTGGTTTACACTTGTTTTTTTACTTTCTATGGCAATGGGGTATTCACTATAGGGGGAGGGGTGGGGTGGCACTGGCATACCCCTAAGCC